CTCAATGACGCTTAACAATTCGTTAGGCTTGTCAAAAACCGTCTTGGGTCTATTAGACTCAATATGGTCGACAATAACTTCGGGGTTATTTTTAATCAACCCGTCTCCAAAGATCGAGCCGCGATAGCGGTTTTGATCAAAAGATCCACGCTTTGGTGAGCCAAAAGCCCTAGATTGGGCCTCGGCTTTCGAAGCGGTCAGAAGTTCCCTTAGCTCAAACCTCCTTTTGGGGAGGCTTGGTGCTTTCGGAATGCCTGCGAATAGAGTTACTGCATCAACGTCGTCTACTTGGCTCAGCGTGATTGGACTCTCTAGGTTCCTAAGCTTTGTAAAGCTTGGGAGAGTACTAAAGAATTTTATCATAGGCCGATAACGTCGTGGGACGAGGGATATGCCGGAAAGACCGTATTGACGTATGGCCCCAAAAGGGTCATTATCCACGTTAATCGGAGAACCTTTGAAGGATTCCCAACGCCCGTGTTTGTCGATCTTGCGACCAGCAAACTCAGCTATCTTCATCCCCATTAGGGATTTAGATATGGAGATTTTCACTCCTAACTCAGACATAACTTGCATATAGCGCTCAGCTATACGGCCATCGGAGATAACAACATCATCTCCACAGGTAATGAAATCATCCTGGCTTGCGCCAAGTGATCTAATCAAGAGTGTGTGAGTCAAGCTGAAGCACGCGAATGAGGGCGCAAGCCCCATCGGTTGCCCCTTTCGGTAACGTACTGTACCTAATTCCTTAGGTAACACCCAACTAGATTGGGATACATCCTCAAAGAGTTTGATATCCAGATCAAAAGTAGGGAACAATCCACGGAGGACTGCTAACTGCAGATCCAAAGGAAAGTTGTCCGTTGCACTAGAGAGGTCGATTGACCAGAGAGATTTTCCGGATTTAAGTTGGTCTTGAACCCACTTTTCCGAACTCTCTTGGTCATGAACACGTGATTCAGGTAAAGTCTGAAGGAGACTATTACAAGCGTTCTGTAATCGTGAGAGACCGAGCTGCAAACCAATCAAAGGGTTTGCGATCTGTCTTACCTTCATACCACGGTCCTTCGTTAAGAAGGCAA